AACACACCTGATGGCATTAATCCTTTATTGGAAACTGTAGCCACTGCCATCTTATTACGAATACTATCAACTACTCCTGTGGCTGTAATATCAATCTTCTCCATCATACCTTTGTATTTTTGAGGGTCGTCATTTTCGGATAAAAACGACAACCGGTTTAACATTTTGTTTTTATTCTCGTTTTGTTTAATATTATTCTCTCTAGCTAACAGGATCTTCATAAGTATAATTACCCAAATCAGCATAAGAAAACGAAGCTCCATTGTCATTTGCTAAAAACCATAAACTGCCTAATGATATAAATTCATATCTTCCGGCTCCAGATATACTTGCTCTATTGCAATATTTCATTTCACTACCAACGACTGCTGTTTCATTAAACGCATTCTTAGTGACAACTGATATATACCCGTATGTGCTCGCTAAGTCTTTGTATATCGTCAATGATATCTTCATTCCGGCATATTGAGCAGCATCCGGTAGCATATATACAGCAGTAGAAATACGATTAGGGCGACCATTGATAAAATCAGAGCCAAAAGCCGGATTCAAAAAGAAATACCCCTCGTTTGCACGGAAATCATGCATCCGAACAAATGATGCATTGGCAATAATTGTCCCCTCAACTTCAACATTACGTCCCTTGAAGCTCCCAGTCAGAAAATCAAGGAGTAAGTTTGGTCGAAACTTGTTTGCCGGATTCATCGGGTCATTGTAATTAAAATCTTTATATCCGCCTACCGTTTCTACAGCAGAGCCATCGGCTTTTATTCCGTATTGCGAAAACATATACTGCCCATAGAACACCGCACTTGCCAGCTTGGCGAAATTCGCCATCAGTACCTCGATAAAGGCATACTGTATCTTGTCCATCACTACCCATGTCGCCTTACTGCCGTTTGCCGCATAGTCTGTCTTGGGGTTGACACCCTTAAATGTGCCCTCCTTAGCCAACACGTAGTATTGACCTTCACACAGTACCATCGGTGTCGATAGAGCCGTACGGGTGTAGCCTGTGGATGCGGAATATTCTCCAGCCGGATAGACCAGCGGACCGATCGGTCCCTGCTGGAGATACTTCACTTCTCCCGTCTTGCTTGCCAACGCTTTCTTTGCCATATCATGCTGCCGTTGAGATTGTCCATGAAACATTGCCGCCTGCCTGCTGGCACATAGCTTCAGTGCAGGTACCGCTTGCCGCAGCCACATTCGCCGTAGCCGGATTGAGAATGACCCCTGCCGAATCCATAAAGACAAAATAGAACAGCATATTCTTTGCCTTCGTGGTCTGTCCCCGCTTGACAAGGATAGGCGTATAAGTCACCGAACCTCCGGAACCGGAAACAATCGTCTCATCCTCGGGATTGGGATTAGTTATGATGTCGTAGGGGTCTGACAAGTCCATCACCGTCTGCGTGTCAAGGCCTATCAGATTGCCGCCCTGCGACACCTCCACCTTGAAGATGCCCGTAGTGTCAACCAGGCTGTCCGTGACGGTCAGACTCTTGCCAGTCTGGTCGACGAGTGTCTGCCAGGTACCGTTAACCATCCTGGACCACTTGTAGGTCAGTCCGGAGGTGATCTCTGACGCTCCACGCCGCGCCATCGCCGTGAGGACAACACTGCCTCCCTTCTCCCGGATAGCGAAATACTTGTCATCACCCGAAACGATGGTCACCACGTTCTGGTTGCCCACCCCCTTGGTGATGGGGATGCTGTAGACGAACTGCACCTCATCCGACACGTTGCCCACGGTCACCGTAGCCACCGCCTTGACGCTGCAGCTCGCACCGGACGACGCCTTCACCAGGTTCTTCACGATCTGAAGCCCGTAATAGTTCGTAGTGCCCGCCTTGTAGGGGATGTACTTGAAATGCCCCGTCTCGCCGCCGAACGTGTTCGTGGAAACGTTGGATGTGAAGCTTATCAACACGTCATTGAAATACCACTTGATGGAAGAGGGCACCACAACCCCCTCAGCCACCCGTGAGGAGGTGAGAAGGAAGGAGAGCGTCGGCTTCATCGTGGTGAAGTCGGGGGCTATGTTTGTCGGAGCACCCGATTCACCATCATACTCTTGATAGAGGTCGCCTTTGTCGCACATAATCGCTGGCATGTAAACGCCAGACTTTTGCGAAAAGATTACCTGCCCGACCTTACTCGCTACGCTCATCGGTCACCTCCTCCCCGTCTTTATCCATGAAACCCTCCGGAGTGGCGACCTCCACCGGATCTTCCACGCCGTCTATCTCACCCTTGGCCTGCTGCGGGGAAAGGCACAGGCCCCCGACTACTGCCGCCCGATCGAATACCGTATCGCCGGGAAAGCCTGCCACATCGGCCTGCCATAACAGCACATTGCCGTCGGCAGTGCTGTTGCGGATTCCTGCCACTCCCAGCTTGTCCGCAACCTCTCTCGTCACTTTGATATAAAATGCCATACTGCTATCGATTAATGGTTAAACATCCCTTTTCCTTGCCACTATAAACTTACCGCTGTCATCCGTCACGTACTTGCCGTCAGATGTCACCACCGCCGCATACGGGCCCTTGTCAATCACCTTCAGCTGTAGCATCATGCCGTCGGTGCATGGGATGGAGGGCGAGTACCCGGCAGCGGCCAGCACGTATGAGGAGGCGCCGGCCGCCTTCGTGTACCATTCGCACTCAAGGATGGCCTGGGGATTGGGGACAATCCCTGCCGTATCACGGATGACCGGTTTCGGGTATATCATCTTGGTTCCATCTGCCACCTGCTGCGGAAATCCCTCCCAGTCAATCTCGATGCTGGGAATACGCCTGCGGATGGTGGTGGAGACATAGTCTATGTCACTGTCCGGCTTGGATGAAGGAGCACCGTCCTTCGAGTACGATGCTTTCACGACGTAGGTCTGTTCGTGGCCGATATAGTCCCGGTCTATGGTAAGCACGTTCTTTGTCAGTGATACGAACTCCCAGTCATTGTCGCCGTTACCGTCGGTAATCTGCTCCAGTGCGCCCGTATTCAGCTTCCGATAGAAGAAGAACTTGCACTTGTTGGTTGCTGTGACATCTACATCACCGACAAGCAGTCTGGCGGTGATGGCCTGCCTGGCAATGTCCCGACACGGGTTCCAGTCAAGTGCCGACGGAGAGTCGACCATCAGCTTAGGCTGTGCTTCGCTGCCATCTACGGCGCGAACAAGACGGCTGAAACGGTAGACGTGCGTCTGTCCGGTACGCTTCGCATCGACATACTCGGCGTAGAACTCCAGTGTTACCGGACTGCCGGGAACGGTATTCTTTTTCACTTGTATCTTACCCTTCTCGGCTCCGGTCTCGGTAATGACATAGCTCTTGTTGGCAGATGTAATCAATGTCCGCACACCGTTCAAGCGCTCGTACCACTTCATGTTCGTAAGCGAGGCGTTGACCGCACCCACTTTGACCACCGCATCCGGGTCGGTGGCATTGCACCGGGGGAACAGCGTCAGGGGGGTAAGCGTGTAGTCCGGAGTGTACTCGGCCTTGTCAGCCTGGTACACCTGCACGTCCGGCACGCTGCCGACAACCTCTATCCCGCCGCTGGTCTGGAGAGGGCGGTAGTTGACCTCTATCTTCTTCTGTATAGTCTGCATAATTAGAAAGTTATATAATTCATTGTCTCATAATTATTCTGCCCGTCACGCAGCAGCACCCTTGCGATAAACTTGCACCCGGTCATGTTCATATAGTCGGGACCGAGGTCATTGACCGTCAGCGGCAGCGACTTGCCGGTTTCCGCGTGTGCGACCGCCCAGGCGTTGTCCTCGGTGACGTTGCCCGTGTCGCGCGTCCACTCCACATCAGCGTCAAGGATATGCGCCGTCACGTCACGGTTGTACAGCTCACCGGTAATGGTGAGGGTGGTCGCAAAACGCTCCGCATCGAAGTACCAGCCGTTGCTGCTCTCAATGTCGATGCTGAAATCCGGATTGCCCTCGATCATTGCCCAGGATGCGGAACCGTATTGGGGTTCGTCCGTGGTGCCCGTCACCAGGCACATCCACTTGCAGCCATAATGATACACCGCATCGTAGGTTTCTTTTTCTGACTTATACGGGTCACTAACCGCTTCGCTTGCACTCCATTTCCCGCGGTTGTTCTCGTTGCGGATTGGGGTGCCTTGGTAATCTATACGTAGGATGTCCTGTAAGGCAATACCACGGCAATAGATATAACTATGGCGGTAATTTATAGGCAGGTTGTCAAACAGTGACAACTGTTTTAACTTGCCTATGATGATGGCATAGTTATTCTCTTCCAGTATGGGTTTCGTTACGCCATCGAGCATGCAGATACACTTCTCACGAGAAGACAGATACCAATAACCCTGCCGTTCCTCATCCACCGGGTTGCCACGGTGTGATAATATCATCAACGGCTCAGGAGGATAATTCTTGCCACCCGGCACCTCGCTATCAGGGTACATCACAGCGTTGAGCATATTGGCTGAGATGTCAACATGCAAGACACGTAGCCAGGAGGTATAATACTTGCCGCCACCTGATGTAAGGTCATTGACAACACCATATACAACATCGTTTTCTGCCAGTGCAGTAAAGTCGTTATCCCACCGTTTCTTCATCTTCAGGCTGTATGTGCCGTCTTCAAGCTGCGATACACTTTCGATGGTACCGGACTCGGAGAAGGAATAGTCGCTCTCCATGGCAGAGAGACGGTTGAAGATAAGCTCAAGGACAGTAAGGGAATCGCGGACTTCAAGGCGTTCAAACTGCGCGCGGCCGTCAGGGAATATTCCGGCACCCTTGCCTGCGACCATCGAGTCGATAAACTCGCCGAACTTCAACAGAAAATTTGTGCCGTCAGCTCGATCTTTCCTCAGAAAAATCTTCTCCAATTCTTCAGGGGAGTATTTGGATAACAGATTCAAGATTCCGACCAGCGTGCGTCCAACCCTCTCTGCGGTATTCTCTCCCTCAGAAGAGGCGTTCCTTATCTGTAGAGCAAGTTTCCTTAATATGTCAAGTGTATCAGGCATTATTCACCAAGTACTCTAAAAGTTACACGATTAGCATTAATCCCTCCACTTCCCCTATACAGCGGAAAGTCTTTTTTGTTATCATTCAAATACCGAACACATTCTTTCATATACCTATCAGCAACAGAGAAAGCATCATTATAAGCCATAAGTTTCTCCTTAAAATCAGAACGCGATGAATATTCGTTATCTTTATGTAGATACTAATTGAAAAGTGCGCCAATATTCCAATTGAAAAGTGCGCCGCCATAGGATAAGTATAATGACCTTT